ATTTCTTTAGCAATAGTAACTTATAAACCTATCTTTGGGTATTTTGATATAATTCTATTTTCTATTATTTGGGGAGTAGTGTTTGAGATGTTTTACACTAAAATACTTTTAAAATGACACTGACACCAAAAGAAAAAGCAATAGAATTAGTATTAAAATTTGAACAATATTTTGATTCAGGATATAGCGGATTTGCTAAAGAATGTGCTTTAATAGCAGTTGATGAAATGATACAAACGGCTAAAAATGTATTTGAACACTGTTGGAATCACATAAGCTGGAAAGCGCAGTATGATATTGTAGATATGAATAAATACTTATGCTATTTAGAAGAAGTTAAAGAAGAAATAAATAAGCTATGAGTACAACCGTTCTTAAAAAGAAATTAGATACTATCTTTTCTATTTACATAAGGCTTAAATATGCTGATGAGAATTTAGATGTCAAGTGCTTTACTTGCGATAAGGTTTATCCTTACAAAAAAATGCAGAATGCACACTTTTGGAGTAGAACTCATTTGTCTACAAGATGGGATGAAGAAAACTGTTATCCTGGTTGCTACGGTTGTAATGTGGCTAAAAATGGTAATTACATTGTATATACATTAAGACTGCAAAAACATTTAGGAGATGAAGCATTTGCAGCATTAGAGCATAGAAAGAATCAAACCTTTAAAACTACCAAAGATTGGTATTTAGATAAGATTGATGAATACACCAATAAAGTAGCTAACTTATGATAGATAAAATCAAAGCCGAGATAATAAAAGCTAATAGGACTAATGCAATAGAAGACTTAATAAACTCTAATTTAAAACTTGCTGGGTATTTATTTCTTTTAAACGAAATGGAAGCAGAGATACACAAAGGTTACATAGATGCTTACACTACCAGGAAGATAGAAGAAGCAAGACTATTTGTAGAAGGAGAAGGTACGCAAGGCAACAAAGAGAAACAAGCTATAATAATGTCCGAGCCTTACCGAGTAATAGAAGGTAAATTCGAAACAAGGTTAGCAGAGGTTAAGAATATTAGATTTAGTACCAATTCTTTTATAGATGTTTTAACTCAAAAGATTAATTACTTAAGGAAGGAATACGAACTTTCTAAAAATGTAATAAAATAGCTACCTTTGTTGTAAATAACAAAAGATAACAAATGTTTGAAAAAGGCAAAAGCGGAAATCCGAATGGCAGACCACAAGGTGCAGTAAGCCAAAAAAGATTAGTATTAGACAACTTCGTTAATATTATAATAGAAGAGGGTACAGATAGATTTAACCAAGAACTTAACTCTTTAGAGGGTAAAGATTTTGTACAGTCTTATCTTACTTTACTTGAATACGCAAGACCAAAACTTGCAAGAACAACTTTAGAAGGGGATGCAAACAATCCTATACAAGCCAAAATAGTATTTGAAGAAATAAGAACCTATGCACCTATCGGAAAAGCAGACTCAAGCGATTGATTTAATCGAAGACAATAAGACCAAAGAGATTATTTATGGTGGCGGTGCTGGAAGTGGGAAGACTGCACTTGGTGTTTATTGGATTCTTAAGTCTTGTTTAAAATATCCAGGTACAAGAGCCTTAATAGGTAGAGCGGTTTTAAAGACACTAAAGGAAACTACTCTTAATTCTTTTTACGATGTGTGCAGGATGCAAGGTTTAAAGTCAGGCATTCACTATCAGTTTAACGCTCAAAGTAATATCATTACCTTTCAAAATGGTTCAACTATTTTACTTAAAGACTTGTTTCAATACCCTTCAGATATTAATTTTGACGAATTGGGCAGCCTTGAGGTCAGCTTTATATTTGTTGACGAATGCAACCAGGTAACAGAAAAGGCTTGGAATATTCTTAAATCTCGAATAAGATATAAACTTGATGAATTTAATTTAATTCCTAAAATACTTGGAACTTGTAACCCTGCAAAAGGATGGGTTTATAATAACTTTTATAAGCCACATAAGGAAAACAAATTAGATGACAACAAAGCATTTATTCAAGCATTAGCGGTAGACAATCCTTTTATCTCTAAACACTATATCGAATCCTTAAAGACTTTGGATAATCAAAGTAGGGAACGGTTACTTTATGGTAACTGGGAATACGATGACAACGATAATGCTTTAATCGGTTACGATAAGATTATTGATATGTTTACTAATGAACACATACCAGCAGGTAAAGGGTATATTTCAGCCGATATAGCACGATTTGGTAAGGATAATACTTTGATAATGGTATGGTCAGGCTTTAGAGTAATCGAGATACATAAGTTGTCCAATAAAGCAACAAGCGAAGTAGCAGCATTTATTAAGCACCTGGCTAAAAAGCATTCTATTCCTTATTCACAAATCATTTGTGATGAAGATGGTGTCGGTGGCGGTGTGGTCGACTACGGATTCAAAGGATTCGTTAACAATAGCAAAGCATTAACAGGTAATTACATAAACTTAAAGTCCGAGTGTTATTATAAACTTGCAGAGTTAATCAATGAAGCTGGAGTGTGGGTTATAACCGAAGATGTAACTATTAAAAAGGAATTGACCGAAGAACTTGAATGGGTACAAAGACACAATGCTGATAAGGATGGTAAACTTGCCGTGCTACCAAAAGACAAAGTTAAAGAACATTTAGGTCGAAGTCCCGATATAAGTGATGCCTTAATGATGCGAATGTGGTTTGAACTAAAGAAGTTTGACTTTGTTGTAATGTAAAAGTTATCTAAATTTATCGTAAATTTGTAAAAATAATTGCTTATGAACTTCTTTCAACGAATTAAAGCTGCTATACTACCTACTCAAGGTTCGGATGCGGGCAACAAATACAACCAGTCTTTATTCTCTTATTTTAATGGTATATTCTTTAACATACCAAACAATCCAAGAGCGTATGTAAGGAATGGCTATCAAGGCAACCCTGATGTATTTGCTATTATAAATATGATTGCAAAGAAAGCAGCTTCAGTTCCTTTCTATGTTTACGAGGTAGAGAACAAAAAAAGTTTTAATAGAACAAAGAATAATAAGTTTAACTTACTTAAAAAGGGATTAACCGAAGTAGAAGGCACAGACCTGAATAAGCTAATTGCAAGACCAAACGAGATGCAAAGCCAACAGGAATATATCGAATCTTTAGTTTCATTCCTTGAGATTACAGGTAATGCTTACTCTTATAAGTTTATGCCTGAAGTAGGTAGAAACAAAGGCGTACCAACAAAATTATATCCTTTACCATCACAATTTACACAAATTATAGGAAGTGGTACATTTGAGCCAATTAGTGCTTATAAGCTACAAATAGGAAACCAAGAGATTGAATTTAAAGTAAACGAAGTAAACCATATTAAGTTCTTTAACCCTGATTATAATGTTAGTGGTAATCAATTATACGGAATGAGTCCTTTGATGGCTGCTTGGGAAACTGTTTCAAGTTCAAACGAAGGTACGAGAGCAAAAGCTAAAGCATTTATTAATGGTGGTGCAGCAGGTTTATTATTTAGTGGAAATAAGGATGCAATGTTAGATGGTGAGCAGATTAGTAAAATTAACCAACAAATAGACACAAAGCTAACAGGTGCAGACAATTATAAAAGAATTGTAGCTACTAACGGTATTGTAGATTATAAGCAAATTGGAATGAGTCCAGCAGACCTTGAGATTATAAAATCAATCGGAGCGGATAGAGATACTTTATGTAGAGTGTTTGGTGTAGACCCTATTTTAATGGCTACTGATTCTGCTTCTTATAACAATAAGGAAATGGCTTATAAAGGTTTGGTAACTAATACGGTTATTCCTATTTTAAATATGATTAGAGGTATGTTTAACGAGGTTGCTTTATACTACTCTTTGAGAGATGGTGTAGAATATTATATTGATTACGATGTTCAAGCATTCCCTGAAATGCAAAAGGATATGGAGAAGATAGTCGCACAGATGAAAGAATCTTGGTGGATTACTCCTAACGAAAAAAGAGATGCTATGAATTACGATAGATTAGACCAGGAAGATATGGATAGGATTTTAGTTCCTACCAACTTGACTTATCTTGATGAATTAGGAATGTCGGATAAAGCGTTATAATGACACAAGAAGAATTTGATACTAAACTACAAAAGTATTTAGAGACTTACGGCTATCGTTTGTTTTCTAAAGCCTTAAAACAATCTATTCAGCCTATTATAGATGCTTTAAATGAATCGGAATCGGTTGCGTTTACTAACTCTATTGCAGGGATGCTTTATACAGGTGTTCCTATTTCAGAGGCTATGCAAACCTTTTATAATACGGCTTGGAATAAACAATCACGAGGTTATGTTAAATGGCTTAAGGCTAACTTACCTCCACAGGCTACAATAGGTGTAGGTTTTGAGAATCCAATAATGGATGCAGCTTTAAAAGATTACTTTAACACAATAGGCGGTCAACACATTAAAGATATTAACGATACAAGTTTAAGAAGAATACAAACGGCATTCCAAAGAGCGTTAGAGAATAACGAAGGTTTTAGAGGCGCAGAAAAAAGATTAATTAAAGAAGTAGGGATGTCAAAGACAAGAGCAAGATTAATTGCAAGGACTGAATCTTTAATGGTAACTAATGCTGCTAAATTTACTCAAAGTGAATTGATGCCTATTGAAATGGAAAAGACCTGGTTGCACGACCATCCAAAGATGCCGAGAGATTGGCACATAGCTTTAAGTGGTAAAACTATTGACTTGGATAAGAAGTTTAACGCTGATGGTAGAATGATGAAACATCCAGGCGACCCAGCAGGTGGAATAGAAAATAACGCAAATTGTAAATGCACGATGCTTACAAAAGCAAAGTTAGATAAGG